CCTCTGAAGGGGTTAACACACAGGAGACAGAGGGAATATAAACTCTGTATGGGTAATGTATAAGATCATAGCTGTCATTGTTATTTGGTTACTTTCTATAACTATTACAGGGTGGTTGTCGTATGGAGCAGGAGTAGACAAAGAAGCTACAAAGTTCAGCAAGTACAGACAACAGCAACAAGCAATAGTGATAGAGCAAGAGGAACAACACAAGAAGCTTGTGGTACAACAGTTAAAGGACAAAGAAGATGCTATTAAAACTCTTAACCAGCGTCATGCTTCTATCGTTAACGGCCTGCGCCAGCGTACAGAAAGACCCAATCCCGTCAGCACCAGTAAAGAAGTTAATAGTGCCCCTGTCTGCACAGGAACAGGAAGCACTGGAGAACAACTTTATCGAGAGGATGCAGAGTTTCTTATCGGGGAAGCTGCCAAAGCAGACATCCTCAGAGAAGCCCTGAAGACTTGCCGTAGACAGTTATTAGAGCAGTAAACAAAGAAGGCCACTAGAGCGATAAACTCTAGTGGCCTTTTGCGTTTATGCTACCGTTTCAGTAGCCTTAACTTTAGGAGCCTTTGGAGGCTTGCCTAAATCACTGATATATTTATACCTACGAGTCATGCGCTTACGTGCATCATCAGCATCAAACCAGAACTCTTTACCATTCTTAAGCTCTTCCAGTTCCTTGTCGGTCAAGAAGCCCTTATAGCAGGTATCCAGCATCTTGTTAATCTGCTTAGTAGCAAAGTCTGTCTGTCCTTTTACGTTCGGAACAGTACCGATGCTACCATAGTGAGCAGTGTGACACATAAATTCAGCACTGTCAGCGATATAACACTCATTAGCCATACAAGCCAGCATACTAGCAGCACTATAGGCAGAACCAATAACTGTAGCAGTGATCTCACCACGACATCCTTTCATAGTTTCAATGATCTGCCAGATACTGTCTGTACGTCCACCTGAGCTATTGATCAAGAAGTTAATCTGATCATTCTCACTGCAGGTAACTAAGCACTCAATCACATCCCGGTAGTCCTTAGGCTGTGTGATGTCATCGTCAATGAACACCAGATGTGTATTTACCTGCTGAGTAATGGTACGGATAAGTCCTGCCTCTTTCTCAGGTGGTCGGAACATAGACATAAAATCCTCCATATCATCAGCATTACGTTTATTAATCATACACCGTCCTCATAGTTAGTCTTGGCAATAATATAGTTCTTAACCAATGAGCTACGAACAATATCATCAATGTAGAACTCGATACGTACAAACTCTTTCATACGTCCTGCAATGTCAAAGAACTTCAAGATACCACTCTTGTCATCCTTCTTCTTCAGGTCAGTCTGCCTGTAGTCACCACAGAAGATAATCTTAGATTTGTCACCAACACGAGTAATGATGGTATCAAGCTCTTCGAAGGTCATGTTCTGAACCTCATCCACAACAATGATGCTGTTGGAGAAGGTAGTACCTCGGATAAACGATGTAGAGACAAACTCAATATGTCCCTGCTCTACCAATCTATCCCAAGCATCCTTACGCTTGAACAGGTCACTACAGATTTGACGATAAGGCTGTATATAGACCTCCATCTTCTCATCTGCATCTCCCGGTAAGAATCCAATGTCACGGCTTTGGACACTACTTCGGATCACAGTCACCTTGTTAAAGGGATTATTACGATCCATAGCTTCTTCCAAGGCTTTGTACAAGGCAATGTATGTCTTACCTGTACCTGCCACGCCATGTAGTGCCATGAAGTAATTGGAGGCTTGATAGGCTTCAAAGAAGTCCATCTGTTTCTCAGTCTTAGGCTTGATAACAGCCATGTCATCTAGCTTCAACTTTAAGCTGTTACTTACCTTCTCTCGTGGAGTTAATTCCTTTGCAGGGATAGCTTTACTCATTGTTTGTTTACTTGCCATTAATTCCAGTGCCTCCACGTATTAGCAATAATATGAATGCAGGTGATCATTTCAACCACCCGCATTACCCAATAAATTATCTTGTCTTTATCAGAAGGAAATCTCACAAGCACCTGCTGTACAAGCCAACATCTGAGCACCTTCAACATTATCAGTATTCTCGATGAACTGATCCCAATCAATACCCTTAGGCATGATTGCTAGCATTTCCTCGTAACCTTTCTCGTCAAAGGACTCATAGGGAGCCTGTCGATATGTACCTCCATCCATCGGCAAGAAGCTAACACCTGTAATCTCATCAAAGTTCTTCCAGCACCATGCTCCAACTTCAGGCCATTCATGTTCCAACACAGAGATTGTAACAGAAGGCTTATGCTCACAGTAGTGACGCTGATACATCAACCACAGCTTCAAGTGCTGGATAGCACTCAAGTCCTCACGCAACACAGCACCTTCAGCAACCTTTACAGGGAAGCTAAACACTGTAGTGCTCTCAGGCTTCATCACACAAGGCTCTGAAGGGAATCCTTGAGCTTTGAGGAAGCTAGTCAGAGGGTCTTTGTTATCAGATCGAACACGGCGAATGTAATAAGAGGAATGTTGAGGATGAATACCACTAGCAGTGCTCGTAAGCTGAGAGACAGTCCCTTCAGGCTTGATAGCGGTGATAGCAGCAGAGCGATTAATACCGATTGCATCAGCATATTCAGCGTTAACATCAATAGCAACATTCTTCAAACTTTCCAAAATAGCAGGCAATTCAGCATTATCAGGATCATTCAACAAAGAGTTATCCATAATACCTGTCATAGACACACCCAACAAACGCTCTTCTTCAGTGTTTGTCTGCCACACCTTACGCAGGTATGGGAAGTTAGTCATTGTCGATTGGAACGTCCCGAGAATAGTTGCCATAGCCACTTTATCCCGAAGTCGATCCAGAGTATCAGTGCTACGAACAATAACACTGGAAAGATTGCAAAACTGATAAGGACGCAGAATAATTTCAGAACAAGGGTTAGTACCCCATTCTTGGTTAAGTTTTCGTCTACCACTCTTAGCCACTTGAAGCTCTGAAGCATATCGATTAAAGATTCCACGCTCTCCCGAATGACTTTCATAAATGCTACTCCATTCACGCATAAACTGACCCACGTCAGGCTTGATTTCATACACTGCACTGTTGTTAGCCAGAGCACGTTGACCATTACCATCCCACCAGTTACCTGCCTTAGCGTGAGCCATACGATCATCACCAAGGTCAGACAAACTGATCATGGCTGAACGGCGTACACCTCCAACGACAACCACTTCTCCGATCTTGCAGAGGATGTCATGCGCTTCAAGGCTTGTGAGTTTACGACCAGATGCGCCTTTGAACTTGCTGACGACATACTTAAACAGTTCCACCAATGGTTCAGGGCCACTAGCGCGACCTCCGAATGTCTTGAGTCTTGTTCCTGCAGGCCGTACCGCTGATACATCCCACTTAGGCGCTTCTCCAGCGTATAGCAAGGAGATAACCTGTCGCAGTGCCTTTGCCCATCCTTCTTTGGAATCTTTAACGACAACCACAGTGTTGCTATCATAAAGCTTCTCTGGAATCTCTGGCAACTTGTTAACATACTTCTGCTCCACACTAAAGCCTACACCTGTACCACACAGGAGAATGTACATAGCCTCATCGAATGCCTTAGGATCATCAATAGGCAAGTAAGAGCAGTTATAACCTGCAATGTTCTGTCGCTCCAGTGCTTCACCTGCTGTCATGATGCTACGCATAGAAGGCACAACATCAAGGTTAGTAACAGCAGTCTGCAGCTTGTTACGCAGTTCACCTGTCAATGTGTAGTCGTGATTCTTCTTCAGGTGTTTCTCCATGAAGTCAAAGTAACGAGCTACTGTCTCAGGCCAGTGCTCACGGCGACCCTTATCATCCAAGAATCGTGCATAGCGACTCTTAGCGATATAGTGGTTATACGGTGTCATTGTAAAAGTATCTGTAGTCATTCAATTTCTCTTTCTAGTTTATCTTGGTTATCTTCAATCAAATCTTCGAAACGCTGAACAAGGTCATAACTATGGATATTTAATATCTCCAGTATTGTAACCTCATCCAGCATTGCAAGCCTCTCTTTTAACTCTTCAAATGTCAGGTTTGTCATAGCTATCAATTAGCTTATCCAAATACCAACGAGCTTTCTTCAAGTCCTCTACACCATTCTTGTCCATGAAGCGCATCAGGTATTGCATCATCTGTACATAGTCAGCAGTGAATAGAGGGATATATTCTTCAAGGTTACCATCAATCTTGACGACAAGCCTTTCGATGACATCCCGCACTTCAATGCCTTCTTCTTCGAACAACATATAGTGCTTAGGCTTATTGACCACATCATACTTAGGGTCAGGAGTTGTCCAGAAGTCTTCCTGAGTCACGCCATTACATCCTTTAAACCAATCATCAATAGCTTCCTTCAACGTCTGAGGCCCGTGGCTAGGTGCATACATATTCATGGGAACCCAATTAGAATAGTTGTTACAGGTCACACACGGAGGTTCTAAATCTTTGTCCATCTTTGCGTAGAAGCAACTATTACACTTGTTTACTGCCATATTTACGCTCCAAGTATTCAATAGACAGGAGCATCTCATCGAAGCCACCATCCTTGACATCATTCAATACAACCAAGCCACGCCAATGACGATTGCTTAGTTGATCCATATAGTCCTCATCATGTAGATAGTAACTACCTGCAATGATAGCACAGATAGGCTTACCGTCAGCGCGTTTACCATAGGCAATCTGCTTACCTTGTTGGTGTCCTGCGACACAACTCATGTGCAGTTTGTTGATAATCGCGCTAGCAGTTCCGGCAGGACGACCCATAGCACCGACAGGCCAGTAATGACTAAAACCAACGCCGTTGATAAAAACAGGGTGTAGAAATTCATGTACTTCCCAATCCTTGTCGTAATCCAAGTCTTTAACACTGATCAAACCTTCCAATGTAGGATTGTTGTTAACAGCACGATTGATACGATTCTCATGGTTGCCCAGAGTCAGGATCATACGAGGCTTGTACACCTTGTGTTTAGTGTCTCTCTGTGTCTTCTGCAAGTCACGTAAAGGTTGAAGTAGCTTCTTCATCGCTTCCTTAACAACCTCTACATCTTTCTTGTACCGAAGACCTTCAAAGTACTTAGAGCCTTTGACATCATGAGTAGACAGTGATGGCATATCTGCAAAGTCACCAATGTTGATTACAACATCTGGTCGATAATCACAGATAGCCTTACCTGCCCACTCAAGATGATCCGTAGGTACTCCCTCTTTAATCTGACAGTCCGGGATTACAAGTATCTTCATCTGTTTCCTCTTGTTCGTCTGAGAAGTATTCGCCTGTCCAAGGATCAAGATAGTCAGAATGATACTCAATCATT